GCACGTATTAAAGGTAAAGAACCCTAAGACTAAAAAGGTAAACGAGGTAGTATTAGAAGGGTTATCTGATTTTTTCGCATAGCCCTCTTCCACGAGGGCATCATGGTCTTCTATCAAACTAATTTTTCTCTCGTTCAACACCATAAATATAGCTTGACAGATATAGAAAATATGATCCCGTGGGAACGGGATGTATATGTGAACATGTTAGCAACTCATCTTCAAAAGGAGAGAGATCGCATCGCTGAACAAAACCGACGCTAATGGACACTTCCATAATTACCAATTTTTTTAAGAAGGCAGCAAAGAATCTTGCTGTTGGGATAGCTGGTGCTGTTAGTAGTTCAGATCAGGTTAAATTAGTTCCTGCCATAGCACCTATTCCTGTAGATGAAGTGGATATGTCATATGGGAGACCAAATTATATACAACAAGATCCAAACGAGACTGAGAAAAAATACGAAGAAGTAGTAGTAGAAGCAATAAAAGAAGTAGCACAGCAGAGAAATTTACCATACGAAAAGAAACCAGAAGTTGCACTAGAAAAAGGTGGTCTAGTTAAACGTGAGACTATTGCAAAGGTTGGTGAAAAAGAACCAGAGGTAGTGACCCCTGTTAAAAATTACGGTGAGTCAGTAGAACAGATATACAAACAAGGTGCAGCGTTAATCATAAGTTCATCATTAGGTTTTCTAAAAACATTACCTCCATCTCCTGCAAAGGCTAGTGTAATAGCAGAAGCAAATAGATTAAAAGGTATATTTGGAATAGCAGAGACACCAAAACCACAATCAACTATTGGATTGAAAGCACCATTAGTATGGTGGGGTGGTAAGAAACAAACTGCTACTGGTGAACCAGTAACTAAAACTACAGCACAGACACCAGAGACATCAAATAGATCTATGATGGGTAATCCATTAAGGAACCTAAGAAATCTTAAAAATGTAGGTAAAAAAGGTCTTAAGTTCTTAAAGAAACATGGTGGTAAGGCAGGAAAGAGTATAAGAAAGGTAGCAGCATCAGGTACTAAGTTAGTGAAGGGTGCAAAGAAAGCATCAATGGCACTGTTAAAGAAAGGATCTAAGAAGATTGCTACAAAACTAGGTACTAAAGCAGTGGCAAAGGTAGGTGCAAAGGCACTAGGTAAAGGGTTACTTAAGAAAATACCATTTGTAGGTCTTGGTGCAGGATTATTATTTGCAGGACAACGACTGATGGCGGGCGACTTCAAGGGTGCTGCTCTTGAAGCTATGTCTGGTGCAGCATCTATGATACCTGGTGCAGGAACTGCTATATCCATAGGACTTGATGCAACACTTGCTGCTAAAGATATGGGCGTATTGCCAGGTCAGAAAGAAGCAGAAGAACAGGTAGGAGCTGCTGCAACCCCAGATCCTGAGAAAGATATGTATAATAGACCTATTATTCTCAACCCATCTACCATGAAAGCATGGAGGAGAGTGGTGAACGCTGCAGCAAAAGATGGTGTTAACTTGCCTATGAGTGTGACATCTTCATATAGAAGTCCAGAACAACAACAAGCATTAATAGACGCGGCTCAAGCAGGGGATCCAAGTGCTATCAGTCCTGCTGCTGTTGGACAGTCACCACATGGACAAGGTTGGGCAGTTGATATAGATTACTACTCAAAAGCAAATGAATGGATGAGAGATAAAGGTGCAAAGTTTGGTTTTAAATGGCAGGGTGAAAATGATCCAGTTCACTTTGATTTTTATAATAATGAACCAAATGATAAGTGGTTAAGACCTGGCAAAAACAAATGGATCCCAAATGTTGATCCTGTTACAACAAAAACAAAATCATCAGGTGCTGTTAAGACTACATCACAAGATGATAGTTGGGCAAAACGTATTGAACGTGAAAATGAATTGATGGATGAGGGTATAGATCCTGCTGCAGCAGCTAAACAAGCATTGGCAGAGTTTCCTGTCACTGTGGGTGGACAAAGTATTGGAAGTGGTGGAGTAGCACCACAAGTTATACCTGTGCCTGGCAAACCAAAAATTATATATGTTCCAGAAGTCAAAAAGGCATATGTAAGAAACAGAAATGCAGTTATTGAACCATTTAGTAAGGGATCAATGGAGGTTGTATCATGAAGGCATTACCTCCCGCAATGTCAAAACAAGGTGGTGGACTCGCAAAGTTCATCGGAGATCCTAATGCTATTACAAAGGCAATGGATCTTCCTGCAGCTCAGCAGACTGTTGATGTATCTGCTACAGATGTAACACCTAAACCTACAATAGCACCAAAGGCGTTACCAGCTGCTAACCTTGTACCAGACCCCATAGCTGCATATGGTAAAGATACAGATGGTAGCACAATATATGATAAGGCAGAAAGAATAAGAAGATTTAAAGAGGAGAGAGCTAAGAGAGCTGCAGGATTTGTAGCACCTCCAAAAGAGGCAGGAGATACACCAAAGGTAGATAAGTTAGAAGATGTAGGTGCAGGGGAAGATCAAGTTAAGGAGAAAGTTAAAAAAGATTTAGAGGATGAATTTAATATAGATCCTAAGATGAAGAAGGCATTCATGGATGCCTTGGCACTCCCTGCTAAATCTGCTGCTGTTGCAATGACAGATTTATTAGAGAAGATTCCTGCACCAAGTAAGGAAGCATCTAAGATATTGAATAGAAATATATCTAAGATATCTCAGGCATTTAAGTTGGGTGCTGCTAGTTCTGAGGTTGCTAATGATGAGGAAGATAACGATAAGAAAAAAGAAGGTAGTAAGGGATCCTTATTGGGAACATTAGTTGCTAAAGCATTTAATTTAGTTAAAGGTGCTGTTGGTGGTGGAAGTGGAGGAGAAGGAGAAGGAGAAGGTGCTCCTGTAAGTGGTCAACCAATGTTACCTCCTGCATCTGGAGATCCTACACATGGAAGACGTGCACCATATACAGGAACTGCTGATGGTATAGGACTTGGAGATGGCTCAGGCAGAGCTATGCAACCTATCAAGAAACGTAAGTCAGCAGCAGCAAAATTATTTGGTATGACACCTATGGGCATGGCATTCAATGCGGGCAGTAAAATGTTTAAAGGTGCTAAGTCATTTATGAAATCAAATACCTTTAGTAACATAAAGAACATAGGTGGTAAAGCATTTAGTATGACACCAATGGGTATGATGGCAAAATTCATGATGAAAAATACAAAAATTGGAGGAATATTTGCAAAGGGTGAGCAGAAAACTAATTTAACAGAACTAACTGATAAAACTATACAAGAGAACAGAGAAGCAGCAGATGCTAAAACTAAGAAACAAGTTGATATTGCTGCAGGAACTGGTGCTGCAATGGCAGCTGCATCTGGTGGTGGAGCTCCAATGGATCAAGAGGGTGGTGCTCTTGCACAACCAGAAATCAAGGAGTCTCCATACCTTGATGTATACAACGTAACTTCGCAATTCTAATGTCAGTCAATACACAATCTAATTTTCAATTAATAGAATTCTTTATTGCAGATTATCCTCCAATAACGGTCAATCAGGTATTATATGTTCAATACACTGAGGATATGCAAGCAGCTACCATGAGAATGGAAGTTCAAATAACTGATAGTGAGACTGGTTTCTTATCTGAATTAGTTGGTATGGAGAGAGTTTTTATACGTATTGGTGATAGTGAGAACAAAACTGAAATTGGTGGAGATTTTGTAATCTATGATATACAAGATAGAAAAAATGTGGGTGGTAAATCATCTGCTGTACTCATGCTTTGTACCCTAGATTTCTTAAACAACGCTGCTAATAAATTATCACGTAGATTTGGTAAAGGTGAAGGTAAAAAAATTAATGATATTGTAGAGAAAGAAATATTAACAGATTTGATAGGTGTCACTCCTAATAGAATAGCAGAGTTTGAACCATGTATTAATAATTTTTCATTTGTATCACCATATTGGAATCCATTTACTGCAATTAGATGGTTAGCTGCAAAAGCAATACCAGCTACAAAAGGTAGTGGTAAAGCAGCAACTGCAGGATATGCTTTCTATGAGACACGAGCAGGATATAATTTTGTTTCATATGATTCATTTGCTACTAAAGAACCAGTAACAAGAATTGTAGCAGGACATGAAGCTGAAGAGTTAGAGGATGAATCTGACACTGGTATTACTCCTGTTGAAAAAATAACTGTTGAAACATCAGTTGATTTATTAAAAGGTTTAAACTTGGGATCTTACTCTAGTAATGTAATGACAATAGATTTAAAAGATATGAAATACGAGGAGCATCCTTTTAGCATCAATAAATATTATGAAGACGTTTTGACTTTAAACTCAGGTGCAGCTCCAGAGTTCTATAAAGGGTTTGATAATAACTTGACATATACAAGAATCATGTCAAAGGTATCTGACTCTGCATTGTTTACCGAAGGAACATATACACAAGGATTTACAAAGCAACTCTCACAATCTTCATTAAGAGAAAAATTATTTTACGGTAAAAAAGTTATAGTAGAATTGATAGCAGATTATTCATTAGAAATAGGTGAAGTTGTGCAATTAGATATTTACAAAGGTGGTAGAGATAGAGAGCAAGATTTTGCAAACTCTGGTAAATATGTTATTGGTAAAGTTGAAAGAACATTCAAATCTAGTGAAGATAAAATGACTACCAAACTTACATTATATACTGACTCGGATGGTCAAGAAACATGAACGAAGCACTCGCTAATTTTATAGGAAAGGAAGGATTTAACTGGTGGATAGGTCAGGTAGAGAATGATGGTGGAAAATATTGGAATACTGAGTTAGAAGATGGTAAAGGTGCATTTGATTATAGTGATTTTGATTGGACAAATAAAGTTAAAGTTAGAATCATAGGATATCATAGTCCAAACAGAACAGAGTTACCTACAAAAGATTTACCATGGGCTCAGGTATTAATGCCAGCTATCTACTCACAGAAATCTGGTATTGGATCTGTTCATCAATTACAAATTAATAGTTGGGTTGTAGGATTCTTTATGGATGGTGCGTCAGCACAAATCCCTATAATTATGGGTTCTTTGACTGATGAAAACCCAGAATCAGGTTATGGTGTTAGTGGTGGTGAAAAACGAGGATATGCAAAATTAACAGCAACTGATTATAATAAACGTGATCATAATACTGATGGTAGTTCTTCACCAAATACAGCTAACACAACTCAAACTAATGAAGAAACTGGTATAGATGAAGCACCTACAAATAATGATGGGCATAAAAACGAAGAAGGAACAAAAGACAGTAAAAATGAACGTGGTAAAGCTGAAACTGAGAGTGAGAAACAACAATTAGCAACAGAGAAACAAAAAGTCACAGTCCAAGTTGGTAATGGTAAGTGTGGATCTGAAACTGCTACAAAATTAGAAGGTCCTCTTGCTGAGTTTATGAAGTTTGCACGTAGCATAGAAAAGAATGACATAGATCAGTTTGTTAATAAACTAGATGGTGCTGTTGTTGATTTAGATTATGAAATTAACTTAATATCTCAACGCATACAAAAGAAACTTACTGGACTTACTGCTAACATCAAGGGTGTGGTCATGGAAGAGACCAACAAACTCGTTCAAGAAGGTCTAAACAATCTAAGTATACCAAATCCAGAACTAGATGTTGCAGTTAGAGATCAATTAAAAAATGTTGGTGATCTTGTTTCATGTTTATTCAAACAACTAATAGGTGAACTTGGCGATTTTATTAAGGGCATGCTCAAGGATCTTGTAGAAAATGTTTTAGATACTGCACTATGTCTTGTTCAGAATATTCTTGGTGATATCATGAAAAAACTCATGGACAGTATCACGGGTGCATTGGGTATATTGAAAGGTATTACGGGTGCTATTAAAGGTGCAACACAAAAGATACAAAATTTACTTAATAAGGTTGGTGATTTTATAGATCTTTTCTGTGATGGTCAGTTATCATGTGCTATTGGTGCATCAGTATTTGAAACTGGTCTTGGTGCAAAACCAAAAGGTCTTGAAGAAGCAGCAAAACAAATCGCACAGTATAAAGTTAAACCTCCAAATGCTATATCAATTATTGGTAAGGGAATACCTATAGATGGATTTGTTCCTGCAGTAAATCGTAATGGTGTAAAACAAATATTCAACACTACTACTGGTGCACTTGTTGATCTTAATAGTGCAGCTGGTATTGCAACTGGTTT